AACCAGAGTTTGATGATGAGACTCCAATCAATCCTTTTGACTTCTGGCAAGGTGCAAACTTCAAATTGAAGATTGTGAAGAAGGATGGATTCTGGAACTATGATAAGTCAGAGTTTGATAAGGTAGCACCTTTATTAGATGATGATGATGCATTAGAAGCATTATGGAAGAAGCAGTATTCTTTATCTGCTATTACCGCACCAGATCAATTCAAGTCTTATGAAGATTTGGAGAGACGTCTAAAAACTGTATTGGGTCAAAAACCTGTCCAAGCTCCTAGATTAGATCAGGAAGTTGTTGCTGAAGAGGAAGATCCTATTCCAACACCAACACCTGCAGCAGTTTCATCAACTTCCAATGAAGAAGATGAAGCACTCAGTTACTTTCAAAAGTTAGCTGATAGTTGAAATATAATCAGATCTGTTTGACCCTTTTGGTCATAGCAGCATATATAAATCTATTTTTTAAATAGATTATTGATACAGTTTAATATTTTCTCCTTTCTTCAAGGTGTCACTCACATACTGAGCGGCACCTTTTTTATATGGCATAAAACCATCTAAATCATTAAAGATTACATTCAGATAGGTTGGTTTTAATAAAAATATATTTCTTTTGTCATTTTCTTTCTCGATTTCATATTCATAATTGGTAATTGCTTTAGTCATTTGTGCTGCTGGAATAGTATTGTAGTTATTGCCATCATAATACTCATAGTAATATGCATTTCCAGTTCCAACTGCTCCTTCCACTGTAAATACAACTTCTTCTGATCCACCTATTTCTGGTAATTTAACATCTGGAATAGATGGAAGATTATATGTAAACCTAATTACTACATCTCCTACACTAAGTATAGAAGTGACTGGAAATCTTCCATTATAAACACTAGAAGATACATTGCTAATAAAAACTTCATCCCCTACTGTAAGATTTTTGATACCATTATTCATAGTAACAGTAGCAACTTTAGATTCACTTCCTGATATTTGATTTATTTTAGTATTAGTTGCTTGAATGAAATTACCATTAGTTTTCCATTTATTTGGAGTTCTTAATCCTCCAGGTAATATAACTCCACCTTTAAGGTTTTTAATTTCTAGAGTTTCGTAATGATGAATCCCAGAGTGTAATTTCTCATAGGTTCCATATTTTTCTAACAAAAATTCATCAAAGGATGATTGGGGTAATGGCCATTCAGATTGAACATTCAATATGTTGTTGGCTAAAAGAACTACCCAATCTAATGAAGAGTCATTATATTCTTTGTAGGCAATATTATCTGGTCTTTCATCGCCAATTATTTTATACTTAGTAAAGAAACTTAAGTTCCCAAATATATCAGGACGAATCTTTCCTCTTTTAAAGAAATTTTTGACAGTAATATAGTTGGAAATATCTTCATTTCCTTCAGTTCTATTGATATACTCAAAGTTTGGTACTTGTTTGAAATAAGATTGTGTCATGGTTAGTATCCCATATCATTACTGTTTTCATCAATATCCTTTTCATATATTGGATTCAATTCTCCAAAACTCATGCTGACATTATATGCAGTCATAGAACCATCATCATAAGTCATGTATGATCCATCAGGAGCATATTGAATATTGAAGTCTGTAAGAGCGCAAGTTTTAATTTTGTTTAAATATGGATGTTGATCTCCATTTTTATAATAGTATTTTAATTTAAATACATGTGGTGATTTTAAAAATATTCCAGACTCAGATAATCTAGGAGCCATTGCTTTTTTAAATAATTTAATAATACTTTTAACCATTCTTGCTTCTGCTTCTTCTCTAGGAGTAAATCTAAAGTTATAATTAAAGGTTCTTAAACCAGGACCACTAAAAAGAAGTTCTAAGTTTTGGTTCAATACTTTACCAGTAGCACGAGTAAAGAGAGTGTTGTTACCTACTGCTTGACCTGCAAAGAATTTAGCAATATCATTAGTTCCAATATCATTTACAAGTTTTTGAAATTCTTCTCCTGTATCTGCCATAGTATCTTTCATAGCATTTACAAGATCTGCACCACTTTTCATATCTCCTATTCTTCCAATAGCACCTGAAGCTATCCTAAATCCTGCTGCATCAAAAGGATTAACTTCACCTTTCCCCCAATCAACTCCATTACCTTCTTGCAATCCTGTAGGGTCCATAGGAAGAAAGACTGTATGATTTCCTCTCTTTTTTTGCAACCCTTGAATATCATAGTCTCCTGTTAATTGCTTCCCTCTTGGTTTATATTCATAGGCACATACTTTTAAGTAGTCATAACTTTTCTTATCTTGGTTAAGAGGATACCTAAGAATAGATCCTCCTCTATTTAAATTGGATTTTCCATTAGCATCTGTATTATTAGATGGTGATGCAAAACTGTTTAAAGTTTCTGGTGAAATAAAACTTATATTAGCAGAATTTTTTCCTGTTGCTTTTTTAAATATATCTTTATACATTGGGTCTGTTAAAGCAATCCCCATCCATTCATCACTAGCTCCTTTTTTATTAAGAAAGTTAGCACCGAAATCTAAATTATATATTTCTGCATAATCTATTTCGCCTAAAGCTTTATTATAAAAATCTCCTGCTTCTTCTATTTCTGTTTCAGTGAGAGCTTTTCCTTTAGAAATTCTAGTTACCACAGCAGTATCACCATCACTTTTGGTGACAAAGGATTTATCTCCTAAAATAAATGGATCGCTAGTAATTACTGCCATTGATATCTTTTTAGTTATTTAGTCTTAAAGTTTGCATAAGATAGTGAGCGTAGGTAATCTATCTCATCGTTGTTGATTGAATGTAGTCTTCCTACAATTTCATTCCAAGTATAGTTCCTTGATGTTCCCCAATGAAAGTTGATTCCTTGGAATCCCCATCTATCCACATAGGTAACAGCAACTAAAGGAAACTCATCAAATACACCAGGAGTTTTAGCATTATATACAAAGGTATAATAGTTACCTGCATCAGGAATTATTTCTGTATCACTAAACACCTCCATGATGTTCATCATAATATCATCAGGATCATTTTCATCTTCAATTTTACCTTGAAGTTCTTCTGTTCTTGCTGACATTATTTGATACCTAATTCATCTTCTGTGATTAGTTTAAATTCAATTCTTCTATCTAAACAATACTCTTGTGCTGCCTTCCATTTAGCTTGGTTGATAGCATAGGTTGTAAGTTCATACAGATATGATTTAGTTACTCTGGTTTTTTTCTTTGGTGGTTTGGTTTGCTTCTTAGGTTTCACCTCAACCACATAAGTTTTAATGCTACCATTACTTTCTCTTACT